CATGCTTTCTTTTTCTACTATAGAAAGAGAGGGAGTTGAGCTTTCTATCATAAAACCCATTATTGAAGATGGTGTGAAGTATGCACCTGAACAAAAAATAGAGGAAGGGGTATTCCCTGAGCATTTTGCTTATTTAAAATCTGCTGGATTGTGCGGGCAGGCAGATCTTATAGAAATTGTTAATGGAAAGATAAACATTACAGATTATAAGACCAATAAAGAGATTAAAGAAAAGAGCTATGTAAACTGGGAAGGTATATCTTCAAAGATGTATGCACCTGTAAGTCATTTAGATGATTGTAATATAAACCATTATAATTTACAGTTAAGTTTATATGCTTATATGATAAACAAACATAATCCAAAATTAAAGGTGGGTTCATTAAAAATACAGCATGTACAATTTGAAAATGAAGGACTAGATGAGTATGGATATCCAATAGCAAAGTATGAGAATGGAGATCCTGTAATAAAGAAAATAAAAATGTATGAGCTTCCTTATTTAAAAGATGAGGTTAGAAGTTTAATCATGTGGTTTAAAGATAAGAAAAATGCAGGTTGAAATATTTAGCATATTAGATTATTACGGGAATAAAAATAATGGTCATGAAATGCTACCTCTTTATTTAAAGCATTATACTAATAGTTTCCCAGGGGCTAAAATAAATATCTACATGTCTAACTACCCAGAAGATTACAAAGGGTATGAAGTTCCTCTATTGAATAAATATGGTTGCAATATTGATACTGTAGAATTAGACAAAACAGAAAAATATTATCAATATAGACTGACAAAAGAAGTAAAAAACTATTTAAAAAAAGAAAAGGAATTTAGAGATAGTATTTGGAAAGAGTCTAAAGCTGATTGGGTTATATTGTGCGATATAGATGAAATTTTGATGATATCAGACGATGAGTTAAAAAATGAAGATGATGATATTATACAATTTACCGGATATTACATGAAAAGGTATAATAAAAAATCTAAGTTTAATCAATTAACTTATGGTTTTTATAATACCTATTATGATAAACCATCTATTTTTAAGCCTACTATAAAAGAAATGAATTTTAGCCTTGGTCAACATACTTGTAAACCCACTACAACTAAAATAAAAAAAAGCAATTATAAGCTATTGCATTATAAAAAAGATTGTTTTGATATATCATTTCTTTCAAAACTCATACCAAAAATTGAGCTGGTACGTACAGATATTAAAAAAGAGGTTGATGGCAATTATATATTTAAGTCTTTATTTCAAACAAACTTAACAGTAAATGGTGAATACAATAACACGGAGATAAACATAAGTAAAGAAGGTATATGGATTGACAGTCGTTTAGAAGAGCATCATTATACTGATCATGAATTATGCGGGGAGCTGGTAAAGTTTTTAAATAAAGAAAATGCTCAATCTATTGCAGATTTTGGTTGTGGTCTTGGTAGGTATGTTAGTTATTTTAGAGAAAATAATATAGAAGCAGATGGCTATGATGGGAATCCAAAAACAAATACATATAATGAGTATTGTAATGTTCTTGATTTATCAAAGCCAATTAATATTAAAAAATATAGCTGGGTAATGAGTTTTGAAGTGGGCGAGCACATACCTAAAGAGCAAGAGGATGTATTTATAGACAATCTACACAGAAGCAATAAAGATGGAATGATTTTAACGTGGGCACCCCCTCATCATGATGGTTTTGGTCATATAAATTGTCAAGATATAGACTATATAATAAATAAAATAACTAAACTAGGGTACACTTTAGACCTGGAAATAACAAACGCATTAAGAGAATCATGTGAATTGACATGGATAGGCCTAACATTAATAGTATTAAGAAAAAATAAATAATATGCTAATAAAATTATTTGACATTCAGAATAAAAAGGTTGTACCTACAGAGCATTGCTATACATTAAAGTTCTTAAAAAGCATTATGGATTCATATCCTGATACTTATTTAAATATATATCAGTATCTGTTTTATATGACATGCCCTAATCCAGATTTAAATCCATTTTTTAATTTAATAGAGCATGAAAAAGAAGATTTAATTCTTGAAGAAATAAATATGGAAGAGTCTACAGAAGATGAGATTATTCAAAATGCATTGCATAAATGTGAAAAGCTATATCAAACTCCTACATACAGAGCCTATAAAGGGATAAAAGGAATGATGGATAAGTTAGCAAGATATATGGAAATAACTCCTATAGAACATGGTAGAGATGGAAATATAAATGCACTTATAAATGCAGCGTCTAAATTTGAAAATATTAGAAACTCTTACAAGGGTGCATTTACAGATATGAAAAAAGAACAACAAACCTCAGTCCGTGGAGGGCAAGGATTAGCATATGACCAATTATAAAAACCAACATTATGAAAATTAGACCATTAGGCAGTAAGGTGCTACTGAAAGAAAAAGAAGCACCAAAATTTTTTAAAGGAACAGGAATTTTAATACCTCAAACACAGCATTCTAAAGAGTATATGGCATATGTTGTTAAAATGGGAAAAAATGTAGCAAATGTAAAAGAAGGAGATCTTATTAAATATGCAAAACATATACAAGTTATAGAAATGGAACATGAAGGTGAAGATCACTTTCTTATTGATGAAAAAGATATACACGCAATAATTGAAGATGATTAGTATACCAACATATAAGGATGGCAATTGGCAAACTACTGAGTTCAGCGATGAATCAGAGTTTGCCATTTTTGTTTTAGGCTTATTTAAAGAGCCTGGGCAATATGAGTTTGATGAAACTTCATTTTTGTTTAATTATCAAGCCAGAGCTTTTAATAAACATAAATTTTATTGTAAAAGCCCATTTAGATCCAAAGACTTTATAAAGTACTGGGAAGAAGAGAAGAACAAGTGTAGGAAAGGGGTTATTTACACAAACAAAGATAAATCTTGGTTTATAACCAGGGATTATTATATGTGGTTAAACTTTCTTCCTATATATGATAAGGAAGAAAAGAAGTATGGCTTTGCAAAGGTTAGAGACGCACAGTACCATATGGCTTTGTATGAATTGCTTGCAGAGTTAAATAATCAACATGCAGCTATATTAAAAAAGCGTCAGATAGCTTCTTCTTACTTTCATATGGCAAAGCTTTTAAATCAATATTGGTTTGAAGAGGGTTCTGTGTGTAAAATAGGAGCAAGCCTAAAAGATTATATTAATGATAAAGGATCCTGGAAGTTTTTAGAAGAGTATAGAGATTTCCTAAATGAACATACTGCATGGTATAGACCCTGTAACCCTGCAAAAGTTTTATTGTGGCAACAGCAAATTGAAGTTAAGATAGATAATAGAAAATTTAAAAAAGGGTTGAAGTCAAAAATACAGGGAGCTTCTTTTGAAAAGAACCCCACTACTGGTGTGGGTGGGCCTACAACGTACTTTTTTCATGAAGAGGCAGGCATCGCTCCTAAAATGATGGACACATATGAATACCTTAGACCGGCTATGTTATCAGGAATGGAGACAACAGGGATGTTTATAGCTGCAGGTTCTGTTGGTGATTTAGAGCAATGTAAGCCATTAAAAGAAATGATATTAAATCCCAAAGCTCATGGTATACGAGAAGTAGAAACAGATTTAATGGATTCAGATGGTACGGCTGCTAAAGCAGGATTGTTTATTCCTGAGCAATGGTCCATGCCTCCCTATATAGATAATTTTGGGAATTCATTAGTTCTTGAGGCTTTAAATGCAATTAAAAAAGAAAGGGAAGAGTGGAAGATAAATTTAAACCCTGAGCAATACCAGTTAAGAATTTCTCAAAAGCCAACAAACATTGCTGAAGCTTTTGCGTATAGAAAAGAAAGTATCTTTCCACAAGGGATCATACACAGACAATTAAAAAAGATTGAAGACAAGGAATATAGTTATGAACATATAGAACTTGATAGAACACAAAATGGTATTGAAGCAAAAAGAAGTAACAAGTTACCTATTAGTAAATTCCCTGTTAGTAGAAAATTACAAGACAAGACAGGATGTTTAGTTGTATGGGAAAGACCAATAAAAAATCCAGGCTTTGGAATGTATTATGCAGGTATTGATCCTGTTTCTGAAGGGAAAACTACAACTTCTGATTCTTTATGTAGTATCTTTGTATATAAGAACCAAGTAGAAATAACAAGAGAGACAATTAGTGGGATTGAGCATATTATAGAAAAGGATAAGATTGTTGCTGCCTGGTGCGGGAGATATGATGATATAAATAAAACCCACCGTCAATTAGAGTTAATTATAGAGTGGTATAACGCATGGACTGTTGTAGAAAATAACATATCTTTATTTATACAGCACATGATTGCTAAAAGAAAGCAAAAGTACCTTGTTCCTAAAAGTCAAATATTATTTTTAAAAGAATTAGGATCAAACAAGAGTGTGTTTTCAGATTATGGCTGGAAAAATACCGGGGTTCTTTTTAAAACGCATTTAATCTCTTATGCCATAGAGTTTTTAAGAGAAGAGGTAGATCAAGACTTTGATGAAAATGGGAATATAATTAATAGTACATTGGGTATAGAAAGGATCCCTGACCCAATGCTTTTAAAAGAAATGCTAGCTTATCGTCCTGGTGTTAACGTAGATAGGCTTGTGGCTTTTTCATCATTAATAGCATTTGCTAAAGTTCAGCAATCAAATAGAGGTTTTGCAAAAAGAAGAGAAAGTGAATTAGATAATAAGTTTGAGGATTCAAAAAATTTATATAAATTAAAGTATACGCCGTTTAAAAATATTGGGAGAAACAAAAAAATTAACGGGAAAAAATTTAATAAGTCAGCATTTAAAAATTTTAAATAATGAAAGTATTTAATGCATTGCAGATAAAAAAAGGAGCAAAAGGTGAAGGCGCCCCTACGTCTTCAAGCTTAACACAGCCTATACAGTTTTTGCCATCCAAAAAGAAAAATGATGATTGGAAAGCATGGAATATAGATTGGTTAGAACTCCAGGGTTTAGAATTTTTAAGATTAAACTCAAGGAGGCTACTAAAAAACTATAAGCTTGCTAAAGGAATTATAGATAAGACAGATTATATCATAGAGGAAGATAACGACTACAAAGACATTGTTGATGTATTAACTAAAGAGGATGAATCTGCTTTAGAGTTAAAATTTTACCCTATCATTCCTAATGTAATAAATGTTCTTTCAGGAGAATTTTCTAAAAGAGTGACTAAGGTTCAATTTAGAGCAGTTGATGATCTTTCTTATAATGAAATGCTAGAGCAAAAAAGATCTATGATTGAAGAGAATCTTTTAGCAGATGCTGAGAAGAAAATCATAATGAAGATGATACAGATGGGTGTTGACCCCAATAGTGAGCAAGCACAACAACAATTAAACCCTGAAGCAATAAAAAGCCTTCCTGAAATAGAAGATTTCTTTTCTAAAGATTATAGATCATTGGTAGAAGAGTGGGCTACACATCAAATGACAGTTGACCAAGAAAGGTTTAAAATGCAAGAACTTGAAGAAAGGGCATTTAGAGATATGCTTATTACTGATAGAGAGTTTTGGCATTTTAAAATGCTAAATGATGATTATGAATTAGAACTTTGGAATCCTGTATTAACTTTTTATCAAAAATCTCCTGACATAAGATATATATCAGATTCAAATTTTGTAGGGAAGTTAGATCTTATGAGTTCGTCAGATGTTATTGATAAGTATGGATATCTAATGAACAATGATCAACTAGAGTCTCTTCAAAAAATATATCCTGCACGTTCAGCATTGTATCAAGTTAATGGCTATCAAAATGATGGATCATATTATGACTCTAGTAAATCTCATGAGTGGAATACAGAAATGCCAGGTCTTGCATATAGGAGATTTGTAAGCAATTGGTCTGATGATCCTGCCAGA